GCTAATCGGGCGGCTCCGGCTAACAATGGTGCTAATTTGATAAGGGCGTCGTCCATTGAACGAACTTCGCTATCCCACATAATTCGTGTCATACTTCACTCCACCCCAAGCGTTGCGACCATGCCGCCCCATCAAGGACGACGATGTTGTCCCTATATTCCTTTGTCGCTTGAACTGCGAGTGCAAGGGCAATAACTGTGTCGTCGTGCTTGCCCAGCGACTCCATTTTCCCGTTGGGCAACATAGTGAACATTGAAAGTTCATTGAGTAGGGTGTCCATCATGCGCCTTGTCCTGCCTTCGTCTTTGTATGGCAAAATCAAATGACGCTGTTCAAAGTGCAATTGAAGTGAGTGCATAATCGCTTCTTTTCTCATGCGGCTCATGGTGAATGGTTTGATAGGTAAATCACTAATTTCTTTCAAGACTTGATGAAAGGCTTGAGCGAAATTGTTTGTTTCAAGTTCAACAATGACTGGGTTGAAACGAGCATTCAGTTCAATGATTTTGTCAATTTGAGAACTGAAATCCATTCCCTTTTCTCGGTGCATCCAAACGACCCGTTTGTGTCGGTTTTCGTCCATAGCCAAAACGCACATGCAAGTGTAGTCGGCTTTTCGGTCGGGGCTGATAGCAGGATCCCACCCGATGTAATAATTGACATTCTCATCAAAGTCGCCCGCATACGGGTCAAAGACAAAGGCATGGTCTTCGTCTTTACACGGATCAGTCATGTCCACTGGGAATAGGCTTGATTCACTGGCAATAGGTTTGCACAGGTATTCACGGGTGAAAGCAATTGAAGTCATTTCACCACGGCGTTGTTGTAGTGCTTCAAGCGACCAGCGTTCGGGCCAAAGTGGATGGCCTGTTTCTTCGCTTATTGCTGGGTATTCGCCCACTTTGTAGCCTTTCAAGCCCTTGAGTTCTTGGTATAAATCAGTGTATGAAAACGGAGTTCCGACGATACATAACTGTGCGGTGTGGTGGAGAACAGGCAGGAGGGCTGTGTAAAACCATGAAGCAATATGCGTCAATTGCGTAGCCGCTTCACTGGATAATATGTCGTCCAGCACTACAATGTCGGGGTGGGCACCACGAACTGCTTTGCCGACTGACATAGCCGATATTGAGGATTTGTTGGTGAACTTGAACTTCTGTTTCGCCCACCCACGCTTTGGTTTCAAATGTTGAAGTGTGGGTATTGATTCAATCAATTCGTTCATTTTCGCCATGTGTTCAATGGACTGGTGTTGACTGTGTGAAAAGAATAATACTTCTGTGCCGGGGTTGTAAGCCATTTTCCATAACAAATACACCCGATAAAACACAGACTTTCCGTGATCACGAGAAGCGATAACACATGTTTTGTTATGGTTCTCGCTCATATCAAACCATTCTTGGTGAAAGTCGGCGACCATGTAATTTTCTTCTTTTCCGCAAATGTCTTCAAAAAAATACTTGAAATCCCTGCGTCCCATCTCCCAATCCACTTGGCGGGCGAGATCTGCTACGGGGGCACTCATGGCGTTCACCGGCCACTCGCTTCTCGTATGTCGTCAACAGGTATTTTGAATATATCCTCTAAGGTTGCGGCGTTGTTATACACCGCCGATTGAGCCGACTTGTTGCCGTTTCTTGCGGCCTCCATAATTTCGCTGATGTCGCTTTCGGATGCACTGCCGCTGATACTCAAACCGTATTCTTTTTCGGGTGCGCTTTCTTCACTTGGCTCGTTTTTTTTTGCTTTTGCGGCCTGTCGTGTTCTTGAACGAGCCGCCGCTTCACCCAGTCCTTCAATAGCGGCTTTCTTTGGATTCTTGGTGCGCTTGCGTGCTGGCTTTGCTTTGTTGGCGAACGGTTTGCTGGGGTTTTCCCCTGCCTTTCGCTTTTCGTCAAGTGAGTTCACCCTTGCGAGAGCCGAGCCTTCCTTTGGCTTGGCTTTGGAGGTTGTTGCCTTCACCTTCGCCGCACCCTTCTTTGGCTTGGCTTCAATCCTTTCAGCCCCTTCACCAATTTCCATTTTAGGTGCTTTTTTGGAGGTTGTTGCTTTCACCTTTGCCGCACCTTTCTTTGGTGCTTCTTCTCGCATTTCTTCGGTGCCTTCAAGTGCGCCTTTCTTGTTTGCTTCGGCGACTTCTTTGCCTTTGTCGGTATTCTTCACAGCCTTTGCGGCTGGGCTTTTCTTAGCCTTCTTTGGTGCGGCCTTCTTTGGAGGTGCTTTTTCTTGCTGTTCCTCCGGCATGACATTGTATTTTTCGTTTCGCAATTTTTCCCTGCGCTTTGTTTCCATCAAGCGGTTATTTTTTCCTCTTGCTCTTGGATCTTGCTTGGCCTTGTCGCCTTCGCTTCGGTTGTTGACTTCATTGAATCCTGTGCGTGCTTTGGACGGGATGCCAGCCATTTCACCGGGTTTGTTTTCTCCGGTTGATTCGGGCAATTGTCGGTTTTCGGGTGCCACCTTTGGTGCTGGCAACGCCTTTCGTGGTATTTCTGTCCCAGTTCGTGTCGTAGCACGGGGTGATTCCTCCTGCCCGCCATATTCATTTCTCATTGACCGTGCCCAATCGGTGTATTCCTCTTCGTCCATGCCCTTCATCCAATCGGGGTTTTCGTCTTCCTGTTCCCCCACATACGGAGGGTCAGTCATTAGCATTTGCGATTCCTCCAACCGTTGAAGGGCTTCCGGGTTTCTTTCCTCCGCATTCTTAGATGCCCTCTCCTTGTAAGAAAGTGCATCCTCATTTTGCCGTTCTTCGGTCATTTCCTCCTGTCCCCCTATATACGGAGGGTCAGTCATTAGCATTTGTTGAGGTTCAATTTCAGTATTGAAGTCGGGAGGCAGTTCTTCTCGTTCCTCTAATCCGTTCATTTGACCGAACGGATCACTGAACTCTCGTTGTTCCTCCACTGGTGCTGGGGCTTCGGATTGGGGTTGCCTCATCGGTTGTTCCTCCACACCAGCAAAGCGGTTATAGAAGTCGTTGTCCACTGGCTCACGCATAGCGTCCATGCCAGCGTCAACAGCAGGTTTCCTCTCCTGTGCTTCTTGCATAGGCGACGGCCATGCTGATGGGGTCATTTTGTCCCTTGTAGCGGCTCGGAGGTCGTTGCCTTGCTCGGCTTGTTGAGTTTGTTGGGTTTCGGCTTCTCGCTGTTCCCGAAGGGCATTCATTCTTTCCCATTCGGCTAAATCGTTTCCGCCAGCATCCATGTTATTGCGAACCCAGTCCCTTGTTGGGAACTCTTCTTCACGGCTCCCATATCGGTTCCATGATCGAAACGACGGAGGGAGTTCGGCTCTTGGTGTGTCCATAAATGAACGCTCGTCAGCCGGTGCTGGTTCCTCTTGAAGTGAAGGTGGAGTGCTTTCGGTTTGTTGGGAGGGTGTTCGTTTGAATCTGTTCATAAAATTGCCAATGCCTTGCTTGGCTCGGCCAAACATTCCCGTCTTGTTTGGATCACGGGTTTCTTGTCGCCCTTGACGGAAATTAGCCCCCATGCCTTGTGTTGGCCCATCCAGCGATGCACCCTCGTTCATTTGACCGAACGGATCGGCTGGTGCTGGTGAAGACTGTGTGCGCTCTTGCACTTGTTATTGTCGTTGTTGGTTTCTTTCGTTTTTGTAGCCTTGCATTAAACCGTATGGATCGTCAGCGGGTGCTTTGACAACATGGTTCCACACATGCGAGAAAAGTGCATCATGCGGTGGTGCTTTGCGTAGTGGTTCTTTGCCCAGCATTTCAGCACGGGCTTTGAGTAGCATGTCGTCGTATCTATCCATTTGAAATCACCTTCTCATTTGTTTGCGTAGCATAATATGTTCAATTGAACGGTGAATACGATCTGCGGATTTTTGGGCTTTGCCGAACATTGGGTTCGCCACTTGGTTGCCCATGAAGCGTTGTTGCATGTTATTCTGTGCTTGATTGTAGCGTTGTGTTTGCGCCTCGTTCTTTTTGTTGGCTTGGTTGCGAGCCATGATTCCTGTTGACCCCATACCGCTTGTTAATCCCATTGACAATACATCGGCAACCTTTCCACCAAATGAACGGTCTTTCATCCACGATTGCTTTTCGCCGCCTTTTCCGGCTTGAATTGCTTGAGCGTCAGCACCGAACGCCATGTTCTGTGCCATTTGTTGCATGTTGTTTGCTGGTCCCGCCGCTGGTGCCGCCGCTGGTGCCGCCGCTGGTGCCGCCGCTGGTGCGCCTCCTGCCGGTGCGGCTCCTGCCGCTGGTGCTGGTGCGGCTCCTGCTCCACCTGCTCCTGCTCCACCTGCTCCTGCTCCACCTGCTGGTGCGGCTCCTGCTCCTGCTCCACCTGCCGGTGCGCCCCCTGCCGGTGCGCCTCCTGCTGGTGCGCCCCCTGCTGGTGCGGCTC